TCATGGAGCTTCTGGTGGATAAAACGGGTACGTGTACATTGTAGAGCGAGAAGAAGATCAGGGTTGTCCCTGAACATCTGGCCTACAACATGGCAGGTGACTCTGTCGCTGGCTGCGGATAAATCCACAGTAGCTAGAGAGCCATCCTCCGACCCACGTTTGCAGAGAGCCTGGTTAAGAGACTGATCGCGGAAGCGAACAGATCTCCCAATCCAACATCTCTCCACTCTCGTGGACAAGTAGTGCCAAACGTTTTGTTGGCAAAACTGGTTCGCACAGGGTTCCGCGGCTATTAGCCGCGGTTTCCGGTACGATTTCGGTACAGCGATGAGTCGGGAGTGCCCTTCATCAGAGCACACCGCCTCTTCCATCGCCTTGCCAGCCCAAGCGTTAAGGTTGTGATAACCAAAACGGCTAATAGGGAACACGCATCCCAGCCGGTCACTCCAGCCACGCCAACTATACTTGTTGGTGGGGCCTGTGACTTCTGAGATAGCACCTGGGCCGTGCCTAAGTCGCCAGTCCTCGGGATCATAAACTCCGAGACCCGACGCCACGCAGCTTGACACAAAGTCGAGATACGTGAGAAAGGACTTGATTGAATCTCGCGATTCAACACCTTCCCGTCTTCCAAGGAGCAGTTCACTTCGCCGGAAACCGGTGTAGTGCTCTGCGATTTGGTCGCGAGTTGGTGCCTCACTCTCCCAGAAACCTTCCGGTTTCGGGAGGGTTTGGTCAAGGCAGTAGAACTCTCCAACTTCTCGTTGGACGTCCTCTGCGTTGAAGGCCAACTCTGCTTTCTTTCCGACATAATAAATCTGTCGAAGAAAGTAGACAGCTTCAGCACTTTCGACTCCTCTCCTTAGGGTGCCTGCTTCGTCAAAAACCAGTAAGTGGAGTCCCCGAAGAAACTTCGGGATCACCACCCGCGAGGATACCCTTCTTGTGAAGGGCAATCCGCACGGTATGTACTGGCCGCTGTCAAGACACCTATCAAGGTGTTTTCCAGCTGCAGGGAGGTCCATGCACAGTGCATGGATCCCCCTGTTTTGAACAAAGCATCGCAGCGTCTGCTCATCTTTCGAGAGCTCAGCTACGAGTGTCGGTAGTGCGGCACCAACATCTGCGAAGATGTGGTGCAACACTGCAAGTAGCTCCTCAACGTGGCGTTTAGACATACTATCCTCAAAAGGGTAGAAATGTCCCACGCGCCGGTAAGGGACTCAACGACTCAGGAGATCGGACCCAATTGTCGGTCTTGTCAGCCGACTACTAATGGGTTACGACTTCCAATCGTTCATCTCGTCAAGGACCAAGTTAGTACTTGCCGTGACGAAGGTCGCCATTGCGGCGGCCAAAGTTGTATCCTGGTCGAGCGGTTTAAGCTCGATGACATGATACACCTTGCGAACGATCTCAGCATCCTCGGCAGTAGCCCACACCGTGTGGATTACCTCGATGTTATGCCGATCGACGCCCGTTTTCGCATTTAGCGAGTGACGGACCGTCAAGTCGTACTGTTCGGTCGCGTCGCGAAATCGATATTTCGACGACGTGCCTTCAGTTTGGATCTTGGACAACGTTTTACCGTTGAACGAGACCGAGTTCGAACCAAGCATAGGAGCCTCCCGGTAGTTGTTGGTTTCTTCCTAGCTACTTTTTAGGTAGCAGCCGAAGAGCCGCCAGAGCTGCCAGGATCGACCATTTTCCGCTATCTGCTAGCGGTAAGTAAGAAGTGAAGGGTAACAAAGGAAACACTGGATAGCGTTCCTTTCTTGTCCAAGTCGAGCGGTACGATTTCTTAATAGAAATGTTCGCCGGCTTTTTCACGACGTTGAGAATCTTTTCAGATTCTGTCCAACGCATGACGGACAAGTGTCCCCAGGTGAGCGGAACGGTGTTATTGGTGGCATTTATTACAGTGCCAACCCCAATAAACCAATCCGTCATCCAGGACCATGGGACCAATTCCCAGGCGGCAGAAAGTGCACCAGCACTGTTCAACCCCGTCATCCACTTGGTCGCAAATCTCCTATCGGAGATACGGCCAGGTGGGGGGAGAGCAGCTTCGTCAGCCAACTTAAAATTGGCGACGCCCCACATTTTCATGCGGGTGAATTTGGTTTCACTAACTGTTAAGCGATTACCTTGGGTCAGACTGTCTAAGGGCCATTCGCCCTCAAGCAGACCTGGACCTCGGCGCTCGCTTCCTAGACTTACCCTTCTTCGCAGAGTCTTGTCCTTGCGCAACTTTTGAAGCCAGTCAATCCGCTCTTGCAGATTGTTCATGAACTTCTCGAGTGTGCACAAGTCCCGATGAAGAGGCTTGACGGCCCATCGCCAAGAGATTACTCCCTTGGCGACCTTACGAAGGTAAGAGCCGCCCCAGTCCTTCACGAGAGACGGAATGTCCTTGAGTTCAGCGACGTACTGCGGCATATTAACCGCTGGTACGTTTGGATTCGCTTTACTCAACAGCTCCCAAGCCAGATTAGAACAGTCCCCAAGCGTTAGCGTGGGAAACTCTTCTGCTGGATTGGCAGCTTCAACGGAGTACTGTCCACATGGATAGCTAAAATACCGATACCAAGGTATCAGCGCTTCCGGGTGGATGAAGTCTCCATTAAGGACTGGCCAGTGAGAATCACGGATGTCAATTTGAAGGGGGTTGTTACCCCCAAAATTGCCAATGTAATCCTCACACCACACCTTCTTCCCCTGCGAAGCCGATTGCATAGCGATAAGGTCACCTCCTGGCACAAAATAACAAGTGCCAATATGAGGTTTCCTCTCGTCTTTTACACGGCTTCTCGGTGGCATAGAAGGCCTTCCCTGACAAGTCTTACTTAAGAGCTCAAAAGAGATGCAGACAAGTCTGCACGGGGCCGCCACCAGGCG